GGTTCCCCGAGCCGGCCGCCTGGGAAGGCACGGCCCGGATGTACGACCTGGACGCCTTGACCACCTGGCGGCGGGAGCGTCTCGCCGCCCAAGCGGGAGATGACCGGGAGGACACCGGATGAGCGCTGCAGCGATGGGTGAGCTGTTGCTGGTCCTGCTCGGCGGGGTGGGCGGCTACGTGGTGGGCCGGTGGATGTCCGACACCGGCCGTGGGAGACACGATGCCCGGCGGGCGTGGCGCGGGAGGCGGGACTACCGGCGGAAGTAGCGGGTAACACCAGCCTGCCGTCGACAGATATGGAGGCCATGGGCATGTGGATCTCGATGCGGATCCCGTTCACGCCGATCCACATCGGGACCTCGACCGGGCGCCGGCGCTGCCGTCGTTACCGCCGGCCAGTGCGCACCGGGAGCCCTGCCGAGCTCGGCGCACTGCTGGCCGTCATCGGAGTCGTCGTCGCGCTGATCGCCGTGATCACCCTCGGTCTGCACTTCGGGGCGTGGGTGGTGTGGCTGGTCGCCGCGGCGATCGTCGGGATACCCACCTGGCTGTTCCTGCGCTAGCTCACCGCTTCTGCCCCTGCGACACCGAGGTCAGCTTGTCGATGGCCCGTTCGATGCGATGGTCGGCGAGGATCCGCAGTTCCTTGCCGTCGAGGTGGATGTGGTGCTCACAGTGGCGGCTCTGACCACCCTGCTGGGCGGCGCCGCTACCCGGGGTGATCAATTTGGTGCCGGCGAACACTCCGGCGCCGGAGCCGGCCACTCCGAGCAGACCCATCCGCGCCAGCACGGCGTTGGCCTCCGAGGTCGCCGCCGTCGCCAACCCGCCGGCGGCGGCCTTGACGGACCCCAGGGATTTGACGATGCCGCTGGCCAGGTTGATGCCGAACAGTTCCCCGGCGTTCTGCGCGTCCACCGTCATGGTCGGGGTCAGAGCCGCGACCGACGTCCCGATGACGTCATGGACGCACTCCCAGACCCGCCGCTGCTCGTCCCGCACGCCCTCGATGAACCCCTCGCACGCCCACCGGCCGTGCTCGCGCATCCGCCGCGACGGGCTGGCGGTCTCCAGGGTGTTGGCCACCCCGTCGATCGCGCCCTGACCCAGGTTCGCGCCGGCCGCCTCCGCCTGGGGTACGCCGTCGTTGACGCCGTTGGCCAAACCGTCGACCGCGTCCTGTCCGATCTGGGCCATCACCAGCGACGGCGAGGCCGACTGCAGAGCCCCCGACGCGCCGGCCGCTACCGCGCCACCAGCGGCGGCACCCGCGCCACCAGCTCCTCCGCCGGAGCCGCCCCCGACCCCGGCCTGCTGCTCCAGCTGGATGATCTGCTCCAGCATCTGGATGACGTTCTTGAGTTCCTTCTCCAGCTTCTGCGCGCCCTGCCCGGCCTTGTCGAAACCGTTGGCGATCGCCTCGCCGGCCTGCTCGCCCTTCTGCCCGATCTCCTCCAGCTGCTGGGAGATCTGCTGAAGCTCCTCCTCCAGGGTGACCAGCGTCTGGCCGACCAGGATGAACAGCTGCTCCAGCTTTTCGATCGCCGAGATGGTGGTGACGATCTCGGCGTTGAAGTCCATGACGTCCTGGGTGAACTGCCGGAACTGCGGCTCCACCTGCGACAGGACCTGGCTGAAGTCGGTGAAGTCCTTCACCAGCTTGGCGATCAACGGCTCCAGCGCCTTCACCTGCTGGGCGAGGGCCGTGAGATCCTTGGTCACCTTGGCCAGCAGCGGCTCGAGGATCTTCACCTGCTGCGCGAGCGAGGTGAAATCCTTCACCAGCTTGGCGAACAGCGGCTCCAGGATCTTCACCTGCTGGGTCAGGCTGGTGACGTCCTTGACCACCTTCGCCAGCAGTGGTTCCAGCACCTTCGTCTGCTGCGCCAGGCCGGTGAAGTCCTTCACCATCTTCCCCAACAGCGGCTCCAAGAGCTTCGCCTGCTGAGCGAGGGTGGTGATGTCCTTGACCGTCTTGGCCAGCAACGGCTCCAGGATCTTGACCTGCTGTGCCAGGCCGGTGAAATCCTTGACCATCGCCGCCAGCAGGGGTTCCAGGACCTTCACCTGCTGAGCAAGCCCGGTGAAGTCCTTCACCGTCGCCGCCAGCAACGGCTCCAGGAGCTTGACCTGCTGCGCTAGACCGGTGACGTCCTTCACCAACTTCGCCAGCGACGGCTCCAGGACCTTCGCCTGCTGGGCCAGACCGGTGAAATCCTTCACCAGGGCAGCCATCGGCGCCTGCAGCTGCTGAGCCGGGGCGGTCATGTTCTTCAGGTCGGTCGCCACATCGGCCAGGGGCTTCGCCAGCGGGGTCACGGCGGTGGTCATGTTCTTGAAGTCGGTGGTGATGAGTTCCACCTTGGCGGGCAAGTCACCGGTCAGGGCGGTTTTGAGCCCGTCGAGCGAGGTGGTCAGATTCTTGATATCGGTATCGCTCGTCTCCGACATCTGCTTAATCGCGCCCGCCGTGTCAGTGCCCATCTTCTGGGCCGCTGCCCCCGTGTTATCCATCGGCGGCTTGACGCCCTTCAGCGAATCCCCGAGAGCATCAGTGGGGGGCTTGGCGTCGCCCAGCGCCTTCCCGGCGTCCTGGGCGGGCTTCTGCACGTCCTGCAGCGCCTTGCCCGCGTCCTTGATCGGCGGCGTAGCGTCATGGGCGGCGTTCCCGAGGCCATCGACCGGCTTCGTCGCATCCGACGCGGCGTCCCCGGCGCCCTTGATGTTGTCGCTGCCACCGCCGATGGTGTCCGACAGGCTCTTCCAGAACCCCTGGTCGGTACCCAGGCCCTTGTCGAGCCCGGCCAGCTTGTCGTGCAGCCACTGCAACCCGTCGGCGACCTTCTGCCCCCAGCCGACTAGCGTCGTGAACGCGGTGATCAGGTCGAGAATAAAATTGATCACGCCCTTGATGGCCTCGGTAATCTGTGGCCCGTTGTTCTTCACCACGTCGCGCAAATTGTCGAACGCTGGCTTGCACTGGGCCAGGGCGTTCATGAAGTCGGTACCCAGGTCGGTAACGATCTTGATGACGTCCTTGATCTCGCCACCGATCTGACCGGAGTCCGTGGAGACGGTCTGCGCGAAGCCCTTGATCTCCTGCGAGGACTGGCCGACCGCGTTCATCACCGCGACACCCAGATCGGTGAAGGCGTCCATGGCCGGCTTGATCGCCGGCTTCAGCTGGTTGGCCATGTTCTTCGCCGAGTCGAGCAGCCGGTCCATGTCGGCGATGAACGCGCCGATGTTCTCCTTGCCGATCTGGATCAACGTGGCGCCGAAGTCGCCGACCTTGCGGATCAACCCGTCGAACGCCTGGAACAGGTTCTTCGCATCCTGATCGGACATGCGGAACGCCTGCGACATCTGCTTGACCGCGTCGATGCCGGCCTGTACCAGACCGGGCAGGTTCTGGAAGAACTGCGCGAACGCCGGCGCCAGGATGGTGGTGATCTCCTGGAAACCCTTCGCCAGCTCCTTCATCGACGCGATGATCGGCTTGATCGCGCCCTCGGCGACCCCCGCGATGGTGGAGAACGCCTGCTTGAGCGGTCCGGCGATCTCCTTCTCCGCTGCCTTGGCGGCCTTGATGAAGTCGTCGATGGCCTGCACGAACGGCTTGGCCATGTCGGTGAAGTCGGCCTTGACCTCGGTGACCAGGTCTTTGAAGTCTTTCTTGATCTGCTTGTTGCCCGTCTCGGCGGTGATGACCAACGCGGTGATCGCCGCGCCGGCCGCGAGCATGGCCACACCGAACCCGGCGAACGCGGCCACCGCGACCACGCCGAGGGCGGCGACCGCGAGGGTGAGCGCAGCGGCGGCAGCGGCGGCGATGGCAGCCCCGGCGGCGAACATCACCATCGCCATGGCGGCCATCTGCACAATGGAGAACACCGACCCCAAGGCCTGCACAGCGGTGCCCATGCCGTCGAACGCGGTCTTCGCGGCGGATCCGGCGGCGGCGAACGCCTGATCCAACGCGTTCATGGCGGAGGTGATGGCCAGCGCGCCCTGGATGGCGCCGTCCAGGGCGTCGTCGAAGTCCTTGATCGCGCCTTCGGCGTCGATGGTGATCCCGTTGAACGCCTGGAGGGCACCCTCGGCGGTAGACACCCCCTGCTCGAGGGCCGCCGCTGCCTGGGCGGCGGCGGTGAATCCCGACCCCAACGCGACCAGGCCCTGTTCACCTGCGGTGAGGGCCGTGGTGACCCCGTTCATGCCGGTGGCGAAAGCAGCCACCCCCTGCGCGGCGGCGGTCGCCGCGCCTTCCACCGCCTGCAGGCCTTGCGCGGCCGCGGTCGCACCGGATCCGACCGCCGTGATGCCCTGGCTGGCGGCCTGGGCGGCCGACTCGGCGGCGGTCAACCCGCCGGCGACCGCACTCACCCCGGTCTCGAGGGTCTGAACACCCTTCTCGGCGGTGACGGCGGCCTGCCCGAGAGCTTCCACTCCCGACGTCGCGGCCGGCACCATCGAGGTGTCCACATCGATCTTGATGGTCTTCCCGGCGTCCGCCTCGGCGGCCTTCAATGCCTCGATCTCGACGACCGCGTCCGCCACCCCGGAGGTGTCGACGTCGACCTTCACCGTCTCCGACGCGTCGGCCATGGCGGCCTTGAAGGCCTCCATCTTGGCGATGGCCTCGTCCAGCTGCTCGGTGTTGACCTCGATGGTCAGCCGGGTGTCGTTGAGGGTGTCGAGGGTCTCTTTGAAGTGCTCGATCTGCGCGATCGCGTCCTCGGCCTCAGCCGTGATCTTGATCGTCAGATCGGAGTCCGCCACCTACCCTCACCCCTCCTCGTCGTCGTCCTCGTCGGGGGTGTGGCCGTAGCGGACCCGGAAGTCGTCCAGCTCGTGGTCGTCGTCCGACCCGGACATCGCCGCGAACATCGTCATCCGGGTGAACGCCTGCTCGGTGTCGTCGCGGCGGTACCCGACCGGGCCTTCGAGCTCCTCGAAGGCCATGAGCTCGACCAGGTCGGTGCAGGACAGGGCGGCGGCTAGCTCGGAAGGGGTGCGACCTCCGAGGGCGAAGGCGTATCGGATGACCGCGCGCCGTTCGACGTTCCGCGCGAGTTTCCCTCGACCCTCTTGCGGGACTCCTTCGTCATCTTCGACAGCTCACGGGCCACCTCGGCGACCCGTTCACAGCCGGCCGAACCGAGGGTGGCGACCTCGGCGATGCCTTTCTTCGTGTTCGGCCACAGCCGGTTGCCGTCGGCGTCGCGCACCGAGAACACCACCAGGCGGGTGGTGGCGTTCTGCATGTTCAGGGTGTAGTCGGAGCCGTCGATTTCGAACATGAACGAGTTCATCTCGTCCTTCTCGGCGGCGGTCAGCTCCTGCACCCGCACCGATCCGCCCCACTCGGGGACGTCGATATCGCGCCACTCGACATGACGGCGTACCTGCGCCGCCGAGTTGAGCGGCGGCAAAGTGGTCTTCTGTTCGTCTGACACAATTCTCTCCCGAGTCGTAGATCAACCTTCGATTTTCGCGTCGATGTCCTCTTTGATGAGGACCACCGCTTCCTGCGCGGCCGTGACCCGGGCCAACTCCATGTAATGGGTGCCGGGAATGGTGACCTCACGGGCGAACACCGGGCCGCCCCGGTTTCCCTCGAACACCATGAACGGGCCGCTGGTCGGATAGTGGGTCTGGCCGGTCTCCTGCGTCGCCGCGTACAGATACGAGTTGCCGCCCGCGTTGGCGAACGGGGAGATCTCCCACCCGACGCCGTCCTCGGTCTTACCGATCGAATCCGACAACGCACCCGTCTTCTTGGGCGCAAACTGGCGGGCCGCGTCCACGATCACATCCGCACCGACACCCAACGACTCCGTCAACGACGGCGGGGTGATGGCGGCCTCCGTACGGGCCACCATCTCCGCCACCTTCGAGGTGTCGACGTCGATGTCGATGCGGATGTCGACCATCAGCTGTAGATGACGTTGCGGGCGAACCCGCACATCACCGAGAACGACGCCCCCGTACCGGTCACCGCGCCGACCGCGCGGATCTGGGCGTCCACGAACGTGCCGACCGGCAACTCGAGGCGCTGCTTGGTCGCCTTCGTCGCCGCCGTGAACGCCAGCCCGGGAACATCGGTCCAGGTGGTTCCGTCCGGCGACATCTGGATCTTCATCGCCAACGAGGGGGTCGCCCCGGCCACCGTCTGCACCGACAGGTACGCCGCGCACCCGGCCGTGGTCGACCCGGTCTTCAGCGTGTAGTCCATGACGTTGGAGTTCCACGGCGACCCGGTGGTGGTGAGGAACGTGGTCGGCGCGAACAGCTGATACCCGATGTCGATCGACCCACGGGTCATCGCCGACATGTCGACCTCGATGGCGCCCTTCGTCTTGGCGTCCAGGTCGTACTTCGTGATCACCACCGGCAGCATGGTGATGTCGTTCAGCGCGCCCCAGCCCTGCGCGGCGAACCCCAGGTAGACGTCCGAGTCCTGCCCGAACTTCTGGTTGACGACCTCGTTGTAGCCGGCCAGGCCGGGCCCGTAGTAGCTCTTGAACTCGTAGCTGGACTTCTGGATACCGGCCAGGTCCACCGAGATCCGCCGGCCGAACGGGGTGACGTCGATGGTCGCCGCGTCACGCTTCAGCTTCACCTCGTGACCCTGCCCGGTCATGTCGTATTCGTCGATGAACATCGACGCATTCCGCGCGACGAGACCGCGCTGGTTGAGCACGCCCATCAGACGGTCTCCTCATTCTTCTTGTCGGGGGTTTCAGGGGATTCCGAGGCGGCCACCACATAGCCGCGTGCACGCATGTCGTCGGTGGCGTCACCGTCGAACGGGCTGTCCGCCTCCCACCGCTTCTCCTTGCCGTCGGAACCGCGCTGGTTGATTCCGACGGTCGTCACCAACTTTTCGGCGCGCGCCATAACAGCGACCTTTCAACTGGGGGAGCGGAGAAAGTGTTCAGATCTGGGCGGAGATGGAAATCTGCGCACCCAAGTAAGTGGTGTTACCGACCCGATACGAGCCGTAACGTCCGGCCGACAGCGGCTCGATCGAGGCGACCGCGTTCAACGAGTCGTCGATGTCGGTGCGCGCCAAAATGGCCACGATCGGGCCGTCAGGGTCGATGTAGTCGTCCAACGCGTCCTGCGCGGTGTCCTCGTCGATACGGTTGACCAGAACGGTGATGACGAACTTCCAGTTGGGCCGCCCGTAACCCTGGGTGTAGTCGACGAAGCTCGCGGCCGGCTCGATGAACACCGCCGGCGTCTCCACCGCGTCCGGCACGAACGCGTACGGGGTCACGTCCGGGATCTGGCCGAGCCGGTCCATCACCGCCCGACGGATCTGGCCCATCCCGGCGGCCATCAGGCAACCACCGGCTCCCGCAACCCGCACAACAGATGCGCGGCCTCCGGGTCCATCGCCCCACCGGAGAGCATCACCGTCTTCTGCCCACCGAACGTGCCGGTCGACAGCCCGGACGTGCCCGCCTGACCGCCGGTCAGGTCTTTTGTCTTGTAGTAGGAGATGGCCAGGATCTGGCAGGCCTGCACCACCTGCGCCGGCACCGCCGGCCACCCCCACTGCGCGGTCACCCGCACCCGCGCCCGGGTGGAGCGGGGAAACCACTCACCGCCGTAGGAGGGCAGGTAGTAGCCCGGATAGGAGCCGTACCCGTAGCCGTATCCGCCGTAGTACGACCAGGTGGTGCCCGGGAAGGTCTGCGACCCGACCAGCTGGATCCGCTGATGCGGCCACCCGAACTTCGGGGTCACCGGGACCGCCTGAACGTCACCGACCGGCACCGTCGTCTCGAAGGTGCCGTCCCCATCCACGTCAAGCTCCACCACCAGGCCGTCGGTGGTGGAGAACGACGGTGTGGCCAGGTCCCGGGGCCGGACCGCCTCGAACACCCGCACCGTCGGGCCCGCCGTGATGTCGGTCCAGAACTGGTCGTTGCAATGATCGTCGATCTGCCGGCTGGCGGCCGATATCGCTGCCTGGAACAGGTCGTCGAACGTGTCGTTGGTGCGCCGCAACGCCGCCTTCAGGTAGTCGACGGTGATGTAGTCCTGAACGGCCATCCGTCGACCCCTCTCCGGTGCTAGACGAGCTCTCCGCCGGAGACGGAGAACGTGAACGACGGCGTGGTGCCACCCACGGTCCAGGCGACCCGGACGTACCGGTCGAGCCCGGAGAACAACTTCGTCTCCGACGCCGCCCCGGTCTTCTGCGCGAAACTCCCCACCGTCACCCAGGTCGTCTTGTCGTGACTGGTCTCCAGCCGCGCATCCAACGTCGGGGTGGTCCCGGACGACGCGGTCACCGCGAGGGTCAGACCTCGCACGACGTTGTAGCTACCGGAATCCACCGGAGGCGCGGAGCCGCTGGCGGTTCGCGCGGCTGAGATCACCGACGGAATCGACTCGGTGTAGACGTACCGGCCGTCGTCCCTGACATAGGA